TTTTAATTTTTTATTTTTAGTAATTTATTTAAGGTTTTTTCAGCCCAAATACCATCTCCAAAAAAACCAATTTTTTTCATTTATAAATCTGAACTACTTGGAATGTTAATTATTCTTTTTTCTAGATGATTTGCACAACTTAAATTCATTCTAGGACATTTATTTAAGTATTTATTTTTTGACAAAATTTTACACACTGGTCTCAATTGTATATTTTTTTTTGCAGCTTTTTTCAAAATTTTAATAAAAGTTTTTTTATTTGGTTTTTCCTATTGAACCAGTGTAGCCCATAGGCACATCTGATCTGTTGATTTTCAGAGTTTCAACTTGAATATTTTTCTGTGGATTTATTCGTCCTTTCACGTTTCGGCGTGAAGTTATGCTACCCTTGATGGTCATTATATTACCTCGCGGATATACCTGGTGTAACTGTCGCTATACCTTCTACAACTCTTGAAACTGTGTTAGACACTCCGTCAATTATAATTACGTCATAAACGTATCTACCTGGAGTTATGTTTCCGGTTTGAGTTGACGTTAATGAAATTTCTATGATGCCGTTGCTAGTCTCTAAGACTTCGCCTGTGAATTGTACATTAGCAGTTGAGGCGTATGACTTTTTCATACTACCCTGCACTGTGTAATCAGTTAAATCCAATGGTGCGTTATTAGCGGCATCCAAATCTACTTGTGCCGTGAAATCCGCATACTGATCTATTACTATGTTGCCTTTTATCGCCACAATAAATCTCCTTATTTCTATGGAGTATTTATACCTTAGGGGATACAGGCCATACGATATTCAATGGAAAATTCTTCTGATCTTCAATTGAGCGAAGTTTTTCTCTATAGTCACACCATTCAACAGGTACACTTTCCTTTCTTTCATAGGCTCTAACTACGATCCAATCTGATTCCTGTAGCAGTTTGTTTCTCGTTTCAATGGCAGTTGAAGATTCAATTTTGGTAGTTTTCTCCAACATCTTCTTAGTTTTCTTTTTGATCTTCCAATCTAGAACCCAAGTATCATTCACATTTTTAGGCTTAGGCGCTCTTTGTAGATAATGAGTCTTTGCATTATATGTTGGAGCGTTACTGTTTGAAGTGCCTTCCGGTACAGGTTTAATATCCTCATACACTCTATGAATGTCATATTTTTCCATGAAAGTGTGAGACGGACTATTGCCTGAGAATATAGCATTCTTGTGATCGCGTCTAATATGCGCCATCTCATATGGATATTCTATTATCTTCTTATTCTTTGCCTTTACAAACATCTTTTACCTCAGTAACTGTAAATGTAAGTTGCACCATCTTCCGAATTGGCACCTATTGCGCCAACAGCCAACTTATTTCCTCTATTATTTATATCCAATGATGCTCCAAAATATGCATTTGCGTCCACAGTTTCAAAATCTTCCATGGATAGAGTTGCATCTAGCGTCCATGTGTTGCCATACAAACTGAATACGTAGACGGCACCCGCATTTGTAGTGGCTGATACCGTTGCATAAGGATCACTCACGACAATGATGTTGCCGGAGTTATTCATTCTAACCATAGACGCGGTACTCAAACTTGGTACTGACAAACTTTGCTCAAACTCAAAAGACCAACTATCAACAGTATTATCACGCACCAATATATGGCAGCCAAAAGTAGTAAAACCATTAAAGGTGAGTACTACCAATTTATTCAAAGATTGGTTACCATCAATTTCAAATCCTTGATCTATAGAATTATTAGCAAAGGTGCTATTCTCCTCCAAAGACCAAGTTGTACCTGATCTAGTGTAAACGTCTATTTCACCATCTGCATTATACTTAGGTAGAATTGCAGTCAAACCATCATCACTCAATAGCCAATCGTAATGTTCACCAACTGAGGCGGCAGAATCTACCAAATATGTATTCCATGTGTCGCCATCATCTAGTGATATAGCGGTTTTTACATCATTATCAGATTCATCTTTATAGATGATTGTGGAGCCGTCATTAGATACCCTAGGAGTTATAACATCAGTGATTAATGCTCTACGGACGTGTGTCTCTCCCAGCTTATATATCGACATATCGTAAGTCGCATTTGTGGAAGCAATTATACTACCATCTCCAGAACACGATACTCTAACCCCTTGCTGGGCATTGTTTGTGGAAGGGCGTTTTATTTCATTCAATGTCATGACACCATCCACACTATCGTAAATTCGAGTGCCGCCCACAAAATCCAATTCATTTATTACCGCCTGTAAATACTCCAAATTGTATGCATTTTCAGCCGGCACATCATACTGCCATATAGCGGTATTGGACAGAAGTGCGTAAAAATCGCGACCATTATTGCGGAATGTACCATAATCAAAATCCGAATGACTTAATGTGATATCGTTGTATAGCGCAGAAGCCACATTAGAGGTTTCCGTCAAATCATATTGATAGAAAGTTCCGCCCGTATCTTTTACCATTATTCTATTATCATTAATGACGTCTACACTAAGAGGTGTTGAAGCCTCGGAAGAAACATCAAAAGAATTGTTACTATAGACGGCTGTAGATAGATCAAATCCTACCGACAAATCATATTGAAATACGGTATTGCTACCCAGTGAATACATTTTTGTGCCATCAGAATTGAAATCAAAGCCGGTCATCGCCACATCTTCTGAATCCATATTGAATAGTGATTCGAATGTGGTATTTGAAAGGTCGTAGATGGAAGCTAACTCAAATTCACTTATGGTGTTATTGCTGTATTTGATGAAAGCTGTATTACCCGTATCATCAAATTTTAAAAATTCTATATCAACTACAAGAGAAGGCTCATAAGTGTAAGCCAAATTCGCAGTAGACGTAATCCAACCAGTGGATAAGTCATACTGTTCTATATAATTTTTTGTCACATAGAAGAACGTGTCGCCATCACCACTCAGTGTTAGTGACTTATGCTCCCTTGGATACAAAGCATCCATGGTGATGTAATGCTGCGATTCAAAACCTAGTATCTGATAGGTGGAAAAAGCTTCATCGTCTGTAGTCCAGGAAGTTCTGGCATATGCACCGCCACCCATAAGTGTTTTCATCAAACCTCCGGAATAACCGGTATGATCATATGTTCCACTGGAATTTTCGTTGAAAGTGGTTGCAATGTGCAATCCATAACCGGAATAGGGTGATGATAAAGGATTTGATAATCCATCAAAATTATCCGAATTTGCAACTATAGAACTATAATCTACATTCCGCACAACCATGTAGTTTCCTTTACCTTGCAAGAAATCGTGATCTAGAGTGGAACTTCCATCTGTAATTTGTTGTGTGAGTACCTCATGTCTATAAGCCTCGGATGTGGTATAACTCACGTATGAGGCGGTATCCCAACCTTCACGATTAGAGGTTTGGAAAGGAGACTGCGCCAAAAATACTATAACAACATCATTATTACTAAGTCCTGTAAGAGATATGGTGTTGTCTTGTGAATCACCGGAGGTCACAATTTCAATTTCTGGAAAAACTTCGGATTGATCTGGTGTAGCACTATCACCAAAAGCATCAAAGATGCTTTCACCGATAATCAATTTATCGGTGTCACCCGCTAGAGCCACCGAAGTACCTAATCTAGCCCACGTATCACCTGCAATACTTTGGTCACTAGTGATAGGTGTAGCTGCCTTTTTAGGTCCAGCCGCGGCATCCTTCAAATGTTTTAATAATTTAGTGGTCATGTTTTAGATATCCTGTCCGGAGATAAATCCTACAAAAGTGTTACCTTGATCTGTGGATTCGAAAACCAAATAATCGCTCTTATTAGCTGTTGTGGATAGAACTGGAGCCAAACCGTAAGACCATGAAATGGAGTTGTTGGATAGGTTGAGTACATATTGATTGCCGCCCGAATCCTGCGTCACTTTAACCGCGAAAGAATATGCCTGATCATTATCAGCCGTAGCAAGTCCACTCGCGTCAAAGGTGATATCTGTATCCTCACTCAGTACTATTTCATATAAAGAACCGGCTGTAATATCCAAAGAAATAGGACTACTGTTGCCGGTTACTGTTATAATTTTATTCAAAAAGTTGGTGCTTTCAATCAATGAAGATATAGTTATCACGGAACTATTAGAAAAAGATACATCACCATTAAAAGTGGAATCTCCCGTCACCGCGAATGTATTAGACACTGAGATATCCTCAGATACTAGAATTTCCACTGCGCTATTACCAGTCACATTTAAACCGTCCAAAACATCTAGTATACCTGTAGCGGAATTTGTACCACCTGAAATGCCGCCATCAAAATGTGCTGAATTAGCTTCAATATATCCAGAACCTATAAGGTTGTCACCTGTGATATCACCAGTCGCTGTAATGGCATTAAATTCCGCATTAGATGTGGAGGTGATATCACTCAATACAGTTAGAGTGCCACTAACGTTTGCATCACCGCCTCTAATACCACCGCTAAAGAAGCCCGTATTCGCACCAAATCCTTCGGTTACTTCAATGGAACCTTCCGCTGTAGTAAAGCCGGAGTTGGATACGGTCAGTACGATTGTAGCCATATCTTGAATCATAGAATTGGTTATATTCAACCAATCGCTTATGGTGTTATTTGTAGATAGTTGCGCATTTGCGTATGATTGAATGGCCATTTATTATTTTCCTGTTACAAGCATTTCTAGCATTGATTTTATTTCAGAAATATCGCTTTTCATTTGCTCTATCTCTTCGGTTTGTTTGACGTGCCGTTTTTTCATGGCACGTCTTTTTTCTAGTCCACTTCGATCAACACTAACCAAAGCGCCTGTGTGTATATCTCTCAACAGATTACCCTTTTCCGTTTCGATTGTTTTCATGATACACAGAGCGCTCTAACATCTCTCAATCAAGGAAACAAATTGTGTGGTTCGGCTCAAAGAACAATGTTGATCTTGTAATTCTTCTAATCATAGTATGTAGTTCCATCGGAATTTAGATAGTCGATGGTGTCATTAGAATTCAACCAAGCACCGTACTCATAAGTTTGGTCATCTGTGTTAAGCTTGTATTCAAATTCACGCATATCATCCGGGTTAGAAGGAGAAGAATACAAATCACTTTCATTTGTATTTATCAGTTTTGACCAAGGTAGCTGATCAATACTTCTAACATCATAATCTGATTTGAATTTGATATAAACGTCAATATTAGAGCCTGTAGGACGATAGCCAGTCAATAGAACTGAGATATCTTCTGCTTCAAATCCATCAACCAAAGATAGGTCTTTGGAGATGTACTTGGAAGTAGCCGCACCCAAATTGGTATGCTCATTAGTTAGATCATTGCCTACCAAATATTCATATAGATCAATCTTAGAAATTGAGTGATCAATGAAAGGAGATGAATCCACAGTAGTATCTGAGGTGTTGTATAGATTCACTTTAAGGGTGAATGATTTAGCACCTGAGTCATATTTAATTTCATTGGACTTAGATTTTACATAAGTTGGTTCACTTCTAAAGCGTGTGTAGTTGTTAAACACAACATCCTTAGAGTAAAGACCGCCAGTAGTACTTCCATAAAAACTACAACCTACCATATCAGTGTATGTTTTGGTGAAATTAGTTCTGAAAATCTTAGGCATCATGTAGCTAACAGGTTCATCTCTCACTTCGATGATATCACCATTTGAGCCACTTCTAGCACCAATGATTGTGGTATTAGCTGCAAATACCAATCCAGTTTTGGCGGAAGAATCCTCTAGTGCCATAACAACTGGGTCGGCTGCGGAGTGATAGTAAGACACTGTGCCTACTACGGACTTATAAAAGTTTGCAGCCGTGTTAGCAACGAAAGGAACGTCTTTCACAGTCATTGCGGTATCGGAAGTAATTTCATCAATCTGTAGTATCTGATATGTGTTAGCGGTAGGTCTATAAACTAGATATTCTTCCGCCACAAAATCAGTTGTGAATGTGGTACTTGTACCGACAATCTCAGTATTACCCGCAGACACTTCAATAGTGCCAGTCAGGTCAGTATTAGATGTGAATACCTTTTCTCCATTTTGGAAAGCACCATTAACATTCTCTATTTCTAGGAATTCAATGTCACCATTCTCAAAATAGACGTGTCTGGATTTAGATGTGAAGGTTGCTTTATGCAATGTGAATTTGATATTCTCATCCTGGTGTGCAGTCCATGCTCGGTTATTCGTAGAAACAAATAGTGTGCCGCTATTACCATCTTGGTTAACAGCATCGCCTGTATCAACATCAGTTTCACCTACTTTGGAAATCCAAATTCTGTAATCTGGATCACTACCATCAGGTAGCACAACAAAACAATACTCTTTGCCTGTTGCCAAACCAACAGGACCTTTAAATTGAACAGTGGTAGCACCTGTTGCTACACTATCAGAGGCCACAACATCATCAGAATCCAAGTGGACGGAACTGAAAGGTAGAATGTTAGGACCAGGGAAGCCATTAACAACATCTCTGATTTGGACCGTTACACCAACAGTCTCACTCTTCTTGGAGAAGAATACGTCCAATTTATTGATAAACACAACTGTGTCTGATGAGTAATCCTTATCTATATAGAATGTCTGTGCAATTGGATCACCAACTGGAACAGAGGAAGCCACGGTCTCAACAGTGCGAACTGTATTCTGCTCAACAACTGAATTGAAATCAATTTCAGGTGTTCTGGTGTTAACTGCGATAGTTGTTCTACTGATGGAATTGTTGAAACCGCCATACGTCTTTTTGGCATATGTGGTAGCAGATAGACCTATATCAGAATAAGTTGAAACGTCTGCAATTTCCAAAACTCTATCACCAACATAGAAAGTGTCGGCAGGAATTAGGAATTGAGCAATCAAAACGCCATTAGCATCTGTTCTAATCACATTGGATGAACTGAAATCTGCGGTAGGTATAACTTTAGGACCAGACAAACCTGTTGTGCTGGTATTAGGATCCAATATAGCAGGCGCACAATAATCAAATATGCTAACGCCATCAAAATAGAACCAAACTCTTGTATTTGGACGTAGACCTGTTACATAAACATCCACCGTTCTGGAGTTTAGGTAGGAACTGAAACGCACATCACTGACAAAATCGCCAACCAGTGAAGTTTTTGTGTCAACATTAACATCCATTGGGTTGTTTAGAATCGTTTCTATTGTTTCGGTTTCAACTGTAGCGGATGATACGCGGCGTGTGCCGGTACCTCTAGAAACGATTCCACTTTCACGGTCTGAAACGGTTCGGTTAGTCTCTATTGATAGTACTTCCGAAGATGGACGCATTGCAGGAATAAACTCTTGCAACATTTCCGTATAGTCGGTGAATGGTGTAACCAAATCGATATCCATGTTCAAATCAGGCGCTTTGGTGTAATCCACGTTGCCGTCAAATTCTGGATTCAATTGTACATTACCATTCCATTTATAGAAATTGGTAGTACATGATCTTTGGTTAGTTGCTTGAGGTTGCTTGATCAATTCGCCACTTGTGATAGGCAGAGTAATACTTTCACCCCAATCCGTGACATTGGTTGTGTTGGCAACTTTCACATCAATAGGGAAGACTCTGAATCTTGGGTGTAATTCCTTTTTACCTGGATCAATACCAATACCAAATTCAGTATTTCTAACATCAGCCATTTGGAAGTTTGCGAAAGGATCAACAAAAATACCGTTCTTGAATCTATCAAGTCCGTCCGCATCTGTTACGGTGTAATCAGTCGCTTTCTTTTCCAAAGAATTCAAGGCTGTATAGTATTCCAGATTCTTAACACGATGATCTATCTTGCCGATATCTTTCATGGTGTAGTTTCTGTTATTCTTTCTGTTTAATCTCACAGCATGACGCGCCACATTAGATGCATCCGCCACACTCTTTGGAAGTGCAGGGAAAGGAGGCACATACATAATTGCAAGTGTCATAGTCTTATCAGACTCAGAAGGAGGTGTTGGATGCTCACTTGATAGGCCGTTTATGAAACCAAAACGACCATCTTTATCCAAGATAACTCGGTCATATCTAGCCAAATAATAATCATATGAAAACTGTGATCTTTTGCCTATTGCAGGTGTAGATTTTACACTAGAATCAAATGTTGTTACATCAGAAGGATCCTCTGTCGCACCACCAATAGTTGTGGAATATGCGGCAGTGTTAGCTGCATATGGTCTGAAATCGATCACATCACGCAAGTAATGTGTTTCACCCTTTGTGTCCTTATACTTTGAAATCTCTTGGGTTCTGATTTTATCGGCAGGTAGAGTTTCAGTAACGTCATCTACTGGATAGCTATCCACCGTAAAGAACGTGTCATCATAATCACCTGTTGTGACGGGGGCAAATGCCTTCACCTTAATCAAAACTTTATCACCATCCACAATACCTGTAGTAGAAGATGCAGTTATGTAAGATAGATCATAGTAGGAGTCTTTCTGGTTTTCCTTCAACGTGAATTTAGAAGTGATATCAGTTTCGGATTCAGAATAAGTGTTGCCTGTCCAAACGCCTTCTAGACTGTAAACATCAGGTAGACCTAGAGTGTATGTATCAGACACATTGTTGTTTGCATCAACTTTAATGTAGTAGGTGTCAAGTGTTTTGCCTCTTGGCTTCACATCTTCAATCTTCACATCATGATAGAATGTAACATCTCTAGGAGACACCACAGAAACGCCCAGATCAACAGTCAAAATCTTTTGAGTGCCATCAGTGGTAACTGTTTTACCGGATAGATCAATAATTTCACCAGCCACATATGTGTTGGCAACTGATTCATTCATCACAAGAATAAGGTCTTTCTTTTCAGTAGTTGTCAGTGTAGCAGATGCACCATAGATGAATTCCTCATCACCCGTTAATGTAACAGTCAAAGTGCCGTTTGCTGCAATAGTGGTATCAAGACTCTTTCTGTAAATGAAATCGCTTTCACCTGTATAGAATTCTTTAATAGCTGATCTACCCAAATTTGTAAGCATTAGCTTATTGGATGAATCTTTCAATGCAGCTTTGCCGCTTTCAAGTATCAAGTTTGCAGCACCGTCATAAGCACCACCTTCATAGAAGAAGGATTTTACATCGGAGAATGAGTTTGTGTTGGAACTCATTTCAATTTTATCCAAGTAAATTCTGTATTTGCCTGTAGCATCATTGGAGATATTTTTAACAATAGCGGTACCAATCTAAGCACCAGGTGCAGAGGAAGGAGTATTATTATCAGAATGTGCAGTATCTCTTAGTGATACTGATCCAAAAGCGCCAAAATCAACATGACCAAACATATCAACCACAACAACATGAATGCCATAGCGTGAAACAACATCTTGGTTTTCTTCTTTTAGTGTGTCGGTTATTTTATCGAAAGCAACTCTATAATCGTTTACTAGTTCAACTCTTTTACCGTTAACATAGCCGATGCCTGTACCTACAATCAGGTTTAGGGTATTTGCGTCATCAGTATTTGTTTCAACTCTTAGATCGAATTCTTTAACTGTATAGTCGCCTGATTCCTCAGATGTTCTTTGCTCTGCAAAGGCTTCCACACTGTCGAAATTGGTGGTGACATTACGTCTAACTACTTTAGAATCTCTGTACTCTTGTATCGCAAAGAAGGTGTCATCCAACTCAGCTTCCGACAAAGTTTTCGCGACCAGTGTTGCCACCAATTTGATTCTGTCGGCACCTGGAGCATTATAGTTGTTGAAGCCTTGAGCGTTATCCAATAGAGATTCATCAATATCGCTATTGACGATAGTTTCATCTAGTGTAAAACCTACCACAAGTTCGTCAGGATTAGTATTGAAAGGCTTTACAATGGTTACTTGGTTTTCAAACCTGACCAGGAAGCCGTCCTTGTAGACAATACCATCACCACAGCGCAATCCGTAGCCATTGCCTACCGCATCACTGTCAATAGCACCAGCGGCGACCACCGTGTCTACCAGCGTGTCGGAGGTATCATAGACATATATGTTTTCTGTGGACGAGAAAACCTTTTCATCACTATCTGTTGTTGTTAGATAGTTAATATAGAATGTGTTTAGGTCGGGAAGTTGACCCTCCAGTCCAGAAACAGGCTTCACAACAAATGCAGTGATGCCTGTTGTGGCGCCCACAAGTTTGTATCCATCATAATCTGTTATGGTGAAGACATCACCCGCCAAATTCAAATCTTTGACTTTAATGTAAGGTAGAGGATTCAACTCAACAAAGTTGCCACCTCTGACAATAGTACCTGTCTTGAGAATGTTTTCTCCAAATCTTTCAATTTGATTTTGAAGAATGGTTTGAATTTGTGTAAGTTCACGCGCTTGCACGGCCACGGATGGCTTGAAAAGAATCTTATGAAAATTCTTTGTTTCGTCAAAATCATCAAAGTACGGTGATTTGTTCAATTCGGTCTTGAATGCCATTATTGTGTCCTTAGATATCTAAAATCAATTTAATCGTCTCGGTAGTACTACCGGTTCTAGTAATTTCCTCGGATGTTTCGATGTACAAAACATCTCCGCTATTCTCTAGTAGTTCTGTTTCACCAACTGTGTCTATGGTTGCTATTGCTCCACTTTCGCTGCCGGTAATAACATTACCTATTGTAAACTCTCCCAATCTATCTGTAGCAAATAGAGTATTGGCTGTAACCTTTCCAACATGGGCGGAAACTGCGTTATTTGATATCAAATCGCCGACCACAAATGTGCCGCTCGACACCGTTACACCAATCTCAACTACATTAGAAAAGATGCTCATATCATTATTTATACTGTCCGGTGTTAGTGAATTGTTAGAAGTTTGACCCACAACACTATTAGATGAATCAAATATGCCAGCAACACTTGTTAGTGTGATAATGTCATCTGTACCGTTAATATTTGAAACGATACCTGTAGCGTTGGTCCCATCTTGTATAATCACTTCGCCCAATGTGAATTCTGATCCATAGGTTGCAAACGTTATTTGAAGGTTGTTGAATTTTGGGTCTTTCAACAAGGCAATCTTTGAGAATGGATAATCTGTTGAAACTTCGGTTGTAGCAAATTCACCAGATATACCTATAGAGGATGCATACAATTCTTTGGTTACAGATGAACCGTGACCTCCTGATGGAGATATAACTGGATTCAAATTGGCGGTTGTAGGATTTACGATATCACCTTCACTATCAATTATACCTGTGTTGCCATAAACGTTTATGTTGGCATAGGTGTATCCAGAACCGCGTGTGATAATCTCAACATCAGTTATTGTGTTAGCCGTGGTGTCTATTTTAGGAATAGCTTTTGCGCCAGTACCATCACCCAAAATTTCCAATTGTGGTCTAATATGGAAATATGAATTTGTATCTGGGTCTGTGGTGAAATCTTCATCCACAGTCACAATATAGTCACCGCCACTCACTTCATAATCTACAATATTCAAAATTTGGCCTGCGCCAGTACCGGTGTGAACGTAAATAGAAGAGGTGTTGTAGAAATCATTCAAAGATGATAGAGTCTGAATATTTTCAGGTCTGATGTTTATAACTTCTGCGGAAGCATTTGCGGTCTCAATAGATACATTAGAAGTCAACACAACAGATTGTGTTATGGATTCTGTTTCACCATCAATCAACACCGAAACGAAATTGGTTCCCACTACATGTATAGTTGCATTTGAGGTATCACCATCCACAGTCACTGTGGCAGCACCTGTTTCAAACGTACCGTTAGCAGAAATCAAATCGTATGTATGTACGGCGGTGTAATCATCAGAAACAATTCTGTGTCTTTTAGTGTTACCCAAATAGGAAATTTCTGCAAAACGTCCAGAGGCATAGCTGTTATATAGTGCGCCTGTGTTAGCCACTGTTATGGCGTCAATAGTGCCTGCGATGGCATTAGCGGTCACATTAGCATCCGCCACCACTGGAACATAATTCTCAGTGGTAAATTTTGCATAAGTTGTGGCGTCAATAGCATACATAAATTTCCATTGATATCCATCTGCGGTGATGTATATCTCATCCTCTGCGGATGTCTCACTCACCAAAGGTTTATCGAAAACTGTTGGATTTGTGAAAGGTGTTTTATGCAAACATTTAAATACGCCATATGTGCCATCATCTTGATCTGCGACTACATAGAAATTTTCATCCTGTGGTTCTTCTGTCAAGTGATTATAAGGCACATATGACTCTCCCTCCTCCCACATCACCTTGCGGATCATATAAGAGGTGTCATCAGATGATAATCTTTTACCAAAAAGAATTTCATCATATGTGTCATACAAAGTACCTTGCACGGAATCCGTGGCCTCTGGTACAGTGTTTGGATAGGCCTGCGTTTTTGCGGCCGCAATGTAATACTCATCAACATCAAAAGTGTTAATAAACTCATCTGTATAGATTTGTCTAAGTTCTTGCGTAATCTTAGTCAATTTTATTCTCCGTTAACTAACACTTATACTCGTTTCGGTGCTTAATGTCATAGACTCTTCTGTTTCTTTTGCTACTGATCCGAAGAATTCAGTACCTGCCAAATGCAGAATATCTTTAATTTGTTTCTTGTACTGATCCAAAGGAACAGGCGATTTAATATCGTAAGAATATTCCTGATAGTAGTAGTTATCATGTAATTTCTTTTCACTGTTAGGATGTGAATCATAAGTTTTCCAATGACCCTGTGAAGTGCCTTGCTTTTCTACCGAAGTGGTAGCAGTCAAAGAATTTCCATCCATTTCTATAGTGACATCCTCGTTATCGATATATCCATAACCCGAATCAATCACCTTCAAAGTTTTAACAACACCGGAAGCTGCGACAACCGATAGTGTGATATTTGCGTTTTCTCCCATAACAGGATCACTCGTATTATTTATAACACCCGTAACAGTTGCTGTGGCAGTTGTTTCAACTCCTGTTATAATATCGCCAGCATCAAAAGCATTTTCGAAAGAAATTCTACGCACTACCATTTTTTTGGTTAAAGTGTCATAAGATTGTACAATGCCTTTGGCGTTAGTTGTAGCTTGATTGATAATCTCTCCAATCTTGAAGGATTTGGAGGTGATAGCGATGGTCAATGTCACATCAAAGAGACCTGCGGTCGAGATATAAGGATTCTCAATATAGATTGCAGGCGTTACGGTATAGTTTGTCCCCAGATTGATATTAGCTAGAGTTTTTATTTGACCAATAGTTCTGTTTTGGAAATTAAAGGCATCTGCGATTGTGCTATTAGCGTTACCGAACAGACTACCTTCAAACCCATAACCATTTTCACTCACAATAGAGAATGTGGCGCCAGCACCTGAGGCTGTATCCGCTAATACTGCAAAATCTTCTGTTATATATTTTTCGCCATTTTCTATCATGGTAACTGATGTTATTACGCCTGAACCATCTGTTGTTAGATAGCCTCTGGCAGGAATATAAGGTGTGTTATTAGAGACGCCACCACCAATAATAGTTACCATTTCACCGTTAGCATAATTTGTACCACCAGATGATACACCAATAGACGCAATGCTAAACACGCTTGAATTTAAACCATCAATGGTCAATTCATTTAATTCAACACCAGCTAGATTTTCAGAACTGAATTTCAAAACAGACAATTCGATAGATTCTGTGTTCTCAAGATTACCTATCTCCAAACCAAAATTACTACCTGGATTCAAAACATCTACACTTACGTAACTGTTTGCTCCGTGGAGTTCCGTCACACCCTCCATAAATCTCATTTCATTAAAGATCGGAAGAGGGTCGGGGAGGG